GCTTTGCACATTCCTCGAAGAGTGATTGAAGCAGGTCAGCGTCAAAGTTCTCAACCTCTTCAACGTCTTCGGGATTGTTGAAATCATACAAGTTGACGCCGTTCTCGTCGCAAAGGCTGATTGCAAGTATCTCAGCCATGAGTTTGAACATTGCAGGATAGTCCTGGGTGTTAATCTTTACCTGCTCTGCTCCCATCATACCCTCAATCCTGTCCTGTCCATATACCTCGGATACACGTGTGAGCAACATAGCACGCTGCTTGCCACTCCACTTACGGATGTTCACGTTACCATTCCAAGCCTCAACAAAGAACGGTTCGCCAGCTATCGGTTTCAATTCCTTGATTTGATTCCTTGATACAAATTTGTTCATATCGGTCTCTCCTTCCATATTAGCCACCATTACGTGGCTTTCCACTAAAATTGATTTTAACACGTTTTACTTGCGTCCGTGGGTGGACAGGTCATTGCCCTACCTACCCATCGAACGTTGGTTTAAATTGATTCTGTGAAGCCATACATACCCTTATGGCACGAGGTCTCTTGCTACCGCTCCATTGATGATAAAAGATGCGGAATATTTAACTGCGTCACCAATGCTGCCAGGAGGATTGTAGGATGTCAAGATAGCCTGGAACGTGTAACGCACGTTTCCAGTAGTGTTGCCCTGTGGGATATACACTACAGCTACCTCAGTACCAAGTGCTGCGTCCATCCAACCGTCCAATGTTGCATCCCACAAACCTTCTATGGAGAAGGTTGCACCCTTCAACCCAGGAATGTAGGTCTTGTCGTTTGTCCCAAATGTTGAAGTCTCTGCAGTGTCAGCACTTCTTGGGAAGTCAACCTTATTGGTATAAGGTGACACGTTGTGTGTCGCTACGGACACATATATCTGTTTACCATGTACGAATGCCATTGTGGTTCACTCCTTCCTTCAGGTGATTGATTATTTCCTACAGAGTGCTACAGCGAATGTAGCTGTACCGCCGTTAAAGTCGTAGGTTGCTCTAACGTATCTGTTGATTGTGCCGTTTATGACAACTCTTTCGTGGGTTCTGCCTGTAACTGCAGTAAATGTAGCTAAGTCAGCCCATGTGTTGTTGTCAGTTGAGTGCTCAAGCTTGATTGCCACGTTTCCTGCATATCCTGATGCTGCTGTCACCTGAAGATAGGCTGTACCACCGTTCGTAGTGGCTGCAGTGTTATCGTTCACAGTTCCAGAACCATCAACATTCACAGTTGCCATTGCTGTAATGAGTTTGAGTCTCTCACGTCCAACGTTGGAATGTCCAGCCATGCTGATTTTCACAGCATCGTCCTTTGTACCCATTACGTTGTAGGCTGTCTGTATCATGTTGAGTCCGTAGCCTACATTACCAACTGAGTTTCCCTGCGGAAACCACATGATGTTGTTACCGTTGTTCGCTCCAGCCAGCACACTGCTGAGCAGTTGGTCAACAGCGTCTACAGAACCGTCAAACAGTCCCTCCGCTGACAAGGTGGCGTCCTTCATACCTGGAAGGTATGTCTTGTTGTCGTTGCCGAATACTGAAGTCTCGGCTGTATCGGCTGTGTATGGTGCTTCGATTTTGTTGAGATACCCAGTAATGTTGTAGCCGTTCATCATCACGAATATCGACTTACCATGGATAAATGCCATCTCGTTCACCTCCTAACGTGCGTTTATGATGGTTGTGTTGAAATTCAACGCTTGCAAGTGGCGTCTATTCTGGTCTCTGCCAAGGTCTAACACGTCACCTTGCTGCTCGATTATCAGGTATGTTCTGCCTTCAACGGTGTAGTTGGTCTTGCCATCTAACGCATTGATGACTGCATCCCACATTGTGTGCAGGTCATGCTCTTTGGGATGTCTGATAACCACTTGGAAACTGGGATGTATCATGGCTGGCTTCTGTAATGCTGCGTCTCCACCACCAAAGGTGTGCTCTGGGTTAAACCCTCCTGCGTGCATGATAGCAATCGCTATGTCCTTGTCTGCAGGTAGTTCGCCGTACACGTCAGTTGTGATGTCGGTCAGCAAAGCCTTTATATCACTCGTTATATCGAATTGAGCCATTTGTTACACCTCATTTCCTACTTGGGAATTCATCTGGACTACACAACCCTCGAATTCAAGCTTTATGCTGGTTGGGTGTCCTTGACCGTCCTCGACTTTGAATTCCACACAACGGCAATTCTCAACTTCCTCGCCATTGATGAATATCCTGGTTCGTGTCGGGTCTGGATGAGTTTGTATCTCAACCTTACGTACTCTCATTACGTGCCACCTCCTGACGTCAGCATTCTCTTGACTCGTAGGTTGATGTTTTGCATCAGTTTCTCACGCCTACGCTTGATGGGATTCTCGAGGAACTTTGCATTACCCACTGCATGGTGGGCTGAGAGGTCTTCGTGAACTATCACTGCGTATGTCGTGGTCACTTCGCCGTTCTTTGGATTAACCTTCGTTGCTACGCCACCATATCCAAGCTTTACAGAGATTTGCTTACCATTGATTCTGGGTTCTTCCACGAAACCACTGTTTCTCAGAGAACCAGTATCTACAGGCACTTCCCTTTTCGACTCAGTCATGGTTAACTCCGCTTCTTGCTTCAACGCTGCAGCTACCTCATTGGGAAACCTTGTGCAGAAGAAGTCTAGTCTCCTGCGGATGGTGTCAATTCCAGTGACTCTGACGTCAAGAAAATCACCTGATGCCATGTGCTCACCTCCTTACCTTGTGAATATAACCTTGTGGTCTATAGCACCTGTCTCGTCTGGGTTTTGCTGTATCATTATGATTTCAGGGTCAGCCTTGGTCAATCCGTCGGCAGTTATCTTGTCCCTGATGTCAATTGCAGTGTCACCATTGCAATAAATTTGGCATGTGGAGACAATTTCTTGCCCTTGCTGATTCCTTACCAGCTTGTTAGAGAATTCAATCCTAGCCTTAAATGTGACGAAATTGACCATGTCCCATTTGAAGTCGTTATGCTCGTCATATCTAAGGAACGGATACCTCGTTACAGTCTGGTTGCACAGTGCTAGGAGTTCTGCGTCCATATGAACACCTCCTATACTGCGTCGTCGTCAGTTATATCGACTGACGGCAATGCTTGCTTCTGCATATCACGGCTGAAGGCTGGTTTGACTCTGTCGTCATCGTCTTCAATGGACTCCTTGTCTGTCTGGCTAATGCCTCCAGCATAAGGTAACACAACCTTGCTTGCCTGCATCCTCAACCTATTTGCCAAGTCTGCGTACTTCTTGGATTTGTCTCTGTAGGTCAGCTTCAAGTTACCAATGGTCTTCTCTTCAGCCATCCCAGAGAACTTACTCGATAGCACGTCAGCACAATTGGCTGCAGCCAGCTTGTAGTTGGGATACTCGGTTAACATGAAGTCGATTTCCTCATCCTGCAGCATAGCAGATGCAACAACCGTGTCCTGTATGAGAAACCTTACTTTGTCTCTAGTTGTTGGCATTGCTGGATTATAAGTTGCTGCCATAGGTCATCACCCCTTCACGATAGCAGTCAAGACACAGTTGCCATGTGTAGCAGCGACTTTGTCCTTAACCATTACTCTGTAGTATGCATACGGTGCAGGTGCTACAACATAAGTGCCGACTGCTGCAGCAGGTATGTCTGCCTCGGCTTTGACCTCAACTGCATCATCGAAGTCAACCTGATTGGCTGCTTGTACCTTGAACGATATGGTATTGTCTGCGTTAAGCACAGTCAATGCCACCGAACTGGCTTCTCTTGCATCTATCACAGAACCAAGCATTGCATACGCTGCTGTGCTCTCTGTGACATTTGAGCTAATCCATTGATACGGTCTCTCCGTAGTTGCTCTGGACATCCTAACCGCCTCCTTTCTTGGTTTATAAGCAAAATGGGGACAACCTCTTCAGGCGTCCCCATTCTTTAATGTGTCAGTGGACAGCCTGTTACGCTTTTTCAAAGTAACCTGTCACCTGCACCAATGATGCAGGGGTATCGGCTGTAGCACCGTTTGTAACTGCTACTGTAAGCACGTCACCTGCTGCCAAAGCAGCATCAGATATGGTCAACGCCTTGCTTGCACCATTGTCTGGATAAACCTTTCCTGCAGTACCGTCAAATGTGAAACCTGCTTTTGCTGTTGCACCAACAGCAAGTGTGAATACTGAAGTGTTAGCTGCATCTATGCCAGCATCATCACCTTTGGCAATGAGGTTGACAGCTACAAGCGTGAACTTATATCCAGCAGGTACTACAAATACGGGTGTTGCAGCCAGGTCTCCACCAGCAGCAAGGTCAGCTAACTCATATGTGAATGACTGAAGGTTAGCAGCCTGCAATTTAGCAGTGATGTCAACATTGTCGAGAACAACTGTCTTGACAGCTATTGAACCTGCTTTGGCTTTGCCTCTTGTTACTTGATTCACATATATCACCCTTTCTTACTCGATTTGTTTGACTTTGGCTTGTCTTCTTTGGGTGGCTGGTTGCTACCGTCACCAGTCTTACCATCACCATCAGGTGTCTTGCCGTCGTCATCGTCGGTTATTTCAATTTCATCGGGATGGCACTCTATATAGTGTCTATCCAGCGTCTCCTGGTCGATGAACAGCCTTTCACAAAGTTGACACCTGAAGGAAGCCTCTGCCGTGACGTCAGTTTCCTTCAGGTATCTCAGCGAAATAAGCTTGCTGAGTAGCTTGTAACCAGTACCTTCTACCAATTCACCAGGAACACGCTGTGTACCATCACTGAAACGTCTCGTTACAAGATACACAGCACATCACCATCCTTACGCTATAGCGGTTGCGAAGAACACGCCAAGGTCAGAAGCAATGATTTTCTGGTCGAATGCCATCTGTCCTTCAATTCTGTCGCTTTCAAGGTGTTCCATACGGAAATTCTTGATTGCCATGCTGTAGCCCATACCAGAGAGTCCTTTCCAAGCGAAGGTATAACCTGCGGATGGAGTTAAGAGTCCAGGATTTGGAGCACTGTAGCAAAGCAATGCACCTTTACCAGCTACGAAGCTGTAAGCACCAGTTGCACCCTCATTGTTGGTTGCGTAAACGCCACCAGAGATGAGCAAGCGGTCAACTTCGAAGAGTCTTGCCAACATGTCAGCGGTGATAACGCTGGAGTTGGTGTATTTGTAACGGTCGATGATGTCAGGGTGCAATTTCAAGGTCTCGAACACTTCTTCGCTGAGAACGAGGGTGTTAGGTCTGAAACCAGTGATGCTCTTGATGTAGAGTCTGCCGTATTTGATGTCGCTTACAGGGTCGCTGCTTGTGAAGTCAGACCACTGTGTGAATGAAGTACCAGGTACTCCTACACCAGCGATACCATCGAGGTCTTTGCCCCATTTGCCCTTCACGAAGTAGTTATCGTGCCACTGTTTTTCTCTCCTGATGAGCAAACGCTGTGTAACGAACATAGTTGCGTCACGGTCAACGTCAAGTGCTGCATCTGCATTGGCTCTTACCTGGTCTGCTACGTCTTTATGGAACGCATACACCTTACAGTAGTAGGTGTTTGTGGAATCGAGGCTGTAACCTCCACCAGCAGATTCAGTTCCAGGTGCTCTTTGACCTGCTTCATCCCTGAACCAGTCGTTCTTGTTGTATACCCAGTAAATGTCTGACTGCTTGTCAACAGGTACTACAGGGAATACCTTGTCTGCCACGAAATCAGCTTGGGACTGGATATATGCAACAGATATATTTGTCAACGGTGCATTAACGTGCACACTAGCTGCAGTTGGTTGGCTTTTAGCAATGTATTCAGCCATTTCAATTCACTCCTTCCAATATGTTAAAGTTGATTACGATGCTGATTGAATCACAGGTGTCGCACAGTTCACTAACGCAGAACCAATCTCGTTTGCACCTCCAGTGGAGATAACAACCTGACCGCAGTAATAGAGGTCTCCATTACCGTCAGGGTCAATCGCTACGGCATGTCCGTTGGCGTCTGTGCCCAAGAGAGCACCAGCAGTCAAAGCAGCAGCTGTAACAATTTTTGTGATGCCATACACCATCACTTCTGCAGCACCACCAGAGGGTGGGTTGTTCTGAAGTACCCCACATGGGATATCAGTGGTTGCAGCACACCCAACAACTGTCATATTAGCTGACAGTTTCATGAAGTGGTACTGTTTAGCGGATAGGTCTTCACCTGCGATGGCGGTGAACTTGAAACCTTGAAGTTCGATTGCCATGAGAATTCACTCCTTTCAATGTGTTTGACACTTTGTATTTTGATTGTTGTGTGCTTGACTCTGTTGTTACCTCTTAGCCCTTGATTTTGCCAGTGTAGATTGCATACAACCTACGTCCTTCATCACTCTTGAGCACTTCGCTGATTGCTTCTGCCTGAGTCTTTGAGTCACCCTTAGCTACCATGTTGGAAGCTAATGTCTCAATCTGTCCCCATGCATCTGCTTTTGCAACACCAGTAGGGTTGCCGTGTGTCTCTGCTCCAGCTTCTTTGAATAAGTCACCTTTGGCAACCGCTTCGTTAGCTGATTTCAGAACTGCTTCAACCTTTGCAGCCAACTCAGGGTTAGCAGCATTGATTGATTTCAGGACTGGACCAAATTCATCGGCTTTAACGCCCAAGTTGCTGGTGAGTTTTGCAGCCTTAGCCACGAATACCTTCGTGTCATTTTCGTCCCTCATCTTTGCAATCTGTTCGTTTGCTGCCTTTATCTGGTCAGCCTGGTCTTTCAACATCTTAGCGACTCCTTCAGGTAGTCCCTTGAAGATGTCCTTTTCCTGACCTGCAGGGGTCTCAGCAGCCTTTGCAACTTTTGCCTCAAGGCTGGCAATGTAGTCCTGCACGTCCTGTGGCAGTGCGGATTTGTTGATTTTGTTATTCTCTGCCATCTTTCCTCCACTCCTTTCATTGTCTTCAGCCTTGACAGGCTTCTTATTCTGAGGCTCGGTAGCCTTACCTCCAGGGTTATCAACTTGTGCACCTTCCTGTGCTGGTGCTGCTTTGGATTTGTCTGCAGGTTGAGCAACCTGCCCATCTCCCATGTCGTGCTCAATTGCTGGCTCAGATTCTGCATCAGCAATGAGGTCTGCAAGCTGTTTCATACATGCTTTCAGTGCCTCCATACGCTGTGTTGATATCTTCTTGCCGATTTTCATGACTGTATTGCCCTGTACCCAATTGGGTAATGCGGTCAATACTGCTGCGCCGAACTGGTCAATTGCTCCCTGTATCAACTCGGCTTTGTCACCTGCGTCACTACAGATGACTGATTCAATGGTTTCATGGAACGCATGTGTATAGTCCCAGACTTCACACATGATTGCGTCCTTTTGACGCCTCATCTTGACTTCAGCAAGTTCCTCGGCGAATGTTGCAGGCTCTTCGTTTTCGTCGTCCATCGGGACTACCTTGAAACCGCTCAATGCCTTGGCAATTACCTCGACTATCTTGCCCATAACACCTTTCTTTTCACCATCAGCAGACTTGAACAGTGATATACGTGAGTGCTGCTGCGCTCCAGCAGGGACAAAGTCCACCTTGTTGATGTCTGCATCTTTGAGTTTTGTCTTGTTTCCATCTAAACCCATTGATTTTACACCTCCTTTCGATAGTGTATCACCATTACCTTAATTATCGCACATTTGCGTGAGATAGTCACATCTCCCTCACGCAAATGAGTGCGTACAATGAGAATTGTGTCTTGCGTTCCCTCGGTCTGTCACCAATTATCGCTGCTTAGCAACAATCGTTTCTACGTAACTTTTTCCCGCACTGCACTGCCTTCTATGCTGAAGGCTGAGTACTCACCAGTCTTAACCTTTTCCCATACATCGTCATCTATGACGTAGAAGCCAGTCCACCATCCTACAGGCATGACACCTGAAGGGATGCCCCATATCTGCTGTTTCTCCAGTGTGGTTACAACGCTTTCTATCAGCACTGCCTTGCCATGACTGCCATTATGAAGTTCCCCAGAGTCCCTGTACAGCTTGACATACCTGTATGCCAGTGCTTCGAGTTCGTCAGGGTCTATAGCGTCGTTCTGTAAGTCCCAAACCTCTTGTCCATCTGCGGTACGGCTGATGACTGACCACCCGAACGCAAGTCTCTTCTCATCATTGGTGCTTGCTATCTTGAATATGAACTCCTTCTTGATATCTGCCTCTGGGTCTTCACCCATAGGGCGGTTGACATGCACAGAACTGGCTGTAGGTGCATCCTTTTCAAGCTTGACACCACGTTCTGCCAGTATTTCATTGAATGTCTTAGGCTTAGGTCTAGCCATTTCAATCACCTCCTAGTCTTTCATGTACTCCTTGAACGCATTGACCACTTCTTCAGTTGCTCCGTCCTTCAGATGCCAATTTCCAGGCTCAAATATTACCCATTCTTCCATCCAGGGCTGCCATGATTGTACCATAATTACATACCTCCCATGTATTCTTTCAAAACGTCATCAACGAACTGT